CAGTGGCATGCCGATGCAACTGGCAAACATATACATCGTATGTTTGTGTATATTTTGTACTTGAATGATGTGTCTGATGGTGGTACAGAATTTAGAGATTGGAACTATACATGTAAGGCTGAAAAAGGAAAGGTTTTGATGTTCCCAGCTAATTTCTGTTTTGTTCACAGAGGTCAAATATCATATACATCGCAGAAATCGATCATGACTGGATGGATTGATACAGACATAATTGAAATTTTGAGGAACGATGTATAAATAATTTGAAACCTCATCTTTTCTCATGGCACAAGTCATTGGAGCTTTCGGTGGTAATATCATGTCAAATGGTACAACCATCGCATCAAATCAAACACTTACCTCTGGAAATAATTACATGAGTGTTGGCCCAATTACTATAAATAGTGGAGTTACGCTCACTATTAACAGTGGTGTTACCTACACAATTGTATAGTGTAAATAAATGAGTACTCTAAACGTCACAAACGTCCGTTGCACTAATGTGCAAAATAGCAGTGGAACAAATTGTCTGGAGCTAGACAGCAGCGCAAGGGTTAAAAAAAATAGTCAACCTGCTTTTTATGCTAGATCCAACAATGGAAATTTTACCATTGGTAATGGAGCAGACATCCCTCTGGAAGACACCAGATTTAATCGGGGTAGCCACTATAATACAGGTAACTATAGATTTACAGCACCAGTAGATGGCGTCTATCTATTCACTTTTGGTACTTATCTAATCAACATGACCGGCCGGTGTACATTTAAGTTAAATGGTGGTTCTATTAGTGGACTGCAACAGCTCTGTACCGGCACCGGCAGCTACGCTGTGATTGTTAATCTGAGCGCAAATGATTATATCACTGTAGGAGATTGGCAAAGTATCTCTGGCGGTGTAATTTTTAGAGGTCACACTCAATTTTCTGGTACATTATTATCTTAATTAAAACTATGGAATACACAATTACTTTAAGTCCAGCAGAACAAAAAGCAATGGAATATATTACCATGGATGTTCAAGACTGGATTGAAAATGCAGTAAAAAACAGAGCAAGAATCGCCATTGATGAGATCTTTGCCTCAGAATGTGATAGAATTGCAAACGAGGGTGGATCAATTTCGGGAAGTAAAGAGGACATTGTTGTTGCGGCACCAATTCAATCCTTAAGAGAAAGAGAAGAGGCATTGAGAGAAGAGGTAAGAGAAAGAGAAGGCATTAGCTGAGTGATCCTACGATAACTTTATGATGACATGAACGCAGAATGGGCCATATGGAGAGGTGCTTTCTCTCCAGATGAATGTGAAAGTATTTTGAGAAGAAGTGACAACTTACCCACGTTTCAAGCTAACCAAGGTCTGAATGGTGAAAACCCAGATCTTCGTTATCGAAGGAGTAAGTTGAAGTGGATGAAGGAGGATATATACCGCGACGTTTTTGATAAAATGTGGCGGATGACAATCCAGACGAATGAACAATTCTTTGGATTTCATATTGATAACCTTGAGTTCATGCAACTGGGTGAATATCACTCAAGGGACAGAGGAGAGTATAAAAGACATCACGATGTGTTTTGGTTGAACGGGTCACCAAAACACAGAAAGCTTTCAGTTGTGTTACAATTAACTGATCCTTCAAAGTATGAGGGTGGTCAGTTAAGTATTGCTGTACAAAATGAACAACCAAAAGATTATTTTGGTCAAGGAACTGTCATTTGGTTTCCGTCATTTTTAGAACACTGGGTGACACCAGTTACAAAAGGTGTTCGTCATAGTGTTGTATGTTGGTTTGAAGGTCCTGATTGGAGATGAGACAAAACATTATTGTAGTTGATGACTTCTACAACAACCCAGATGAAGTTAGAGAGTTTGCTCTCTCCCAACCCTTTGATGTTACTGGTAATTACCCTGGTGCAAGGACTAAAAACTTTTTCAACGACAGTACAAAACAAACAATACAAAAATTATTACCAGAAAATGTTGTAAACTGGCTAGATGGTCCAGAAGGATACACTGGTGCCTTTCAACTTACAACTGGTTCTCACAGTAGTTGGATACATAATGATGCATACAACAACTGGGCGGGAGTTCTCTATCTGACACCAAATGCACCAACTTCTGGTGGTACTGGTTTCTTTAGATCAAAAATTGATGGTTCTTTGACAGGAACTAATCATGACTCTCTTCCTGATGGTGTATGGAGTGATGTAAGTAAATGGGACAAAGTAGCTGAAGTAGGAAACATCTACAACAGAATTGTATTGTTTCGTGCTGATCAATGGCATACGTCTCTTGATTATTTTGGATCAGGGCCTGAAGACGGTCGATTAACACAAGTATTTTTTATCAAAACTGAACAATGAAGACATTTGTAATCAGTCTCCAACGACGCCCTGACAGGAGAAAACTGTTCAGTGAGACTAACAATCATCTGGAATATGAGCCGTTTGATGCTATTGATGGTTGGGAGATCAATTACCAGTGGTTGATAAACAATAATTTTGACACTAATAAAGATTGGGTTGATCCAATCAATAAAACTCACATCACACATGGTGAGGTTGGATGTTATTTGTCTCACTATTACCTGTGGGCCAAATGCATCGCACTAAATGAACCAATCATCATTCTTGAAGATGATGCCATTGTAACTGATAGATTCTCGATTCCTGAGATTCAACAGAAGTTCAAGGAAGGATACAATTTCATGTATCTTGGTCACCGTGAGATGGATCAGTCTGAAGAGATTGATGACACATTTGTGAAACCTAAGTATCCATATTGGACAGTTGGATATGCTCTGACTCCTAAGGCTGCACAGATGCTTCTCAATGAGAAGTCAAGAAAGAACATCATTCCTGTGGATGAATATCTACCACAAATGATGAAAAGATTGAAACCGATTGGTTACAAAGAAAATGTTGTTAATCCATGGGATAGATCTGTTGGTGGTACAGATGTAGATCCTACCAATAGATATTCTTACTTGCTTGATTTTAAGACCCATGCTATCACTGTCGGTAGTGATGATAGTAAGTGTGATAAGTTACATAATTCTTCCCGACAAAATGGATTTGAGTTCCTGAACATTGGAAAGAATGTAGAGTGGAAAGGTACAGACATGTCTGGCCCTGGTGGTGGTCAGAAAGTCAATCTGTTGAAAAATTATATCAATACACTACCAGATTCTGATGTTGTATTGTTTGCTGATGGTTATGATACATTTGCAAATGAACCTATCGAAGAGATTGAACGTAGGTTTTTAGAGTTCAAATGTGGAGCACTATTTGCTGCGGAAGAATGGTGTTGGCCTGATGAATCTCTTGCAGATTCTTTCCCTGAAGCCACAATGGACTTCAAAGGTATCACTCAACCATCACCATACAAATATCTAAACAGTGGATTGTTTATTGGCCGTGTTAGTGAACTGAAGAAGATTCTTGCCAAGGCAATCAAAGATAATGAAGATGATCAACTTTATTATCACAAACGAT